TAAGTGGTACAATAATAGTAGCATCCGATGCATTTCGGATAAGTGGTTGTAACTGAGCAATCAATTGATTGATTTGTCTATCTTTCTTTTTTGAATTGTGATAAACATCGGACATTAAATCTGCAAAGCTGGTACCTTTGAATAATTCATCATTCTTGTCCATATCGTAAATCCTTTATAAATAAATATCAAAAAGGGAGTTTTACGAAGTTTTGTTGTTCATACTCTTTGAAGTTATCTTCGTAGATTTGTTTTAATACTTTAACTACTCTAGTAACTGAATTTGTTTGTGAAGCATCTAATCCAGTACGTTCTCTAATTAATATGTATAAACGTTTTTTGTTGAAATCTTCAATATGTTCTCTGTGTTCAAAAATATGAAGTATAGAATCGGCTACATGTATGTCTGTTGGATTTGTAAATATAAAATTCAAATTGTCATAACAATAATCTACATAACCGTCCATGAAATATTCTAAGACTTCTCGCATTTCTTCGTTGTGCATTTCTGTAAGCACATTGCGTTGTTCATCTATATCTAATTCTTGAGTGGCTGCTTTAAGCTTTTTGTAAGCTTTTTCGTTTTCACCTATTAAATAATTGTATGAAGTCCTAGTATAATATGAATATGCTTTACCTGCTTCTGGATTGAATTTAGACAATCTTTCAGTTAAAAATGTAACTAAATCTGTTTGCAAATCTGTAAATGTAGAATCGATGTAAGTAGGCTTAATGGTATTAATCAAATTTTCAGCCATCTTCATGAATGCTGGATAAATGAATCTGCGATATATTTTTTCTCGAGAAATTGCATTATCCGTTTTATTGAATGCCAGTATTGCTATTTCTGTAATCTTAGTAAAATAAACATTACTTTTCTTCTTGCGCTTCGCCATCGAATTCTTCTTTAAGTTGTGTGATTACTTCATTTAATAATTGGAATGTAGTTCCAGCTTCGTCATCTTTCTCAAATGCACCTAATCGGTCAATTTTTTGCATAACTTGATATGATTCTAAAATTTTAGCATACATGTAACGATTTGTTACTTCTAAATTTTCTTCATATGTTTGTATTTCTTCAATGTATTCTTGTGCTTCTGCTAATGCTCCAGCTAAAAACCACATACGATACGCAAAAAAGATGCTAGTACCTAGTAATAAACTGCTAATAATTATTAATGCTATCATGTTTAATCTTGATTAAATGCACTGAAAATATCCGTTAAAGTCTTTTCAACATCCGGATTATTTTCTGCTAAATTCTTAAGTCCGTTGCTTTTTGTAACTTTGCTTTTTTCCGCTATAGGTTTTGGAGTAGAATTATCTCGGTTTCTCCAACGTTCGTATTCAATTTGAGCTGCCATATGGTCTCCATGATGAAGCAATATAGGTAAATTGGTTTTCAATTTAGCTTGTGCGCTTCTTGCAACAAAATACGGTTTATTTGCATCATCATACATTCCATCATGTATTTTAATTGCTTGATATTCATTCCAAGACAATTTAACTCCATATTCTTGTAGCAACCAAATTGAAAGATCTGGTACCATTGTGAACGGAATGTTTTCGTTGTGACGATACATTTTGTTTTGATTCTTGCGATGCCAATCTGAAGTTTCGATTTGATATACTTCATTGCCTTCGCCTGGAAAACCTACTTTACCTAAATCGTGATGCATTGCAGCAAATATCATTTCTTCTTCGGTGTAGCCCGACATATCAGCACCCATCGATTTCCATGTAACATACAATGCTTTAGTACAATCAATAACGCGAAGTATATGATCTACATAACCTCCGGCAAATGCATTATGAAAATGTGCTACAGAAGAAGCTGGCATCATCACCATTCGGTCTTCTAAATCATCATATAAACGATTCAATTGTTCGGATCTAGTAGGAAATGTTGCATTAACAATTGCACGATACATTTCCCAATTGGATTTTATCTTTTCTGCTTCTAACATAGTTTATATAAATAATAGAAGATTACTTTCGTAATTCCAAAGTTTCGCCATTAACTAGTTTCATTGTGCATTTCCAACACGTAACAGCAGTTGCATTTTCATCAACTCTAGGAGAAATTTCTTCGCAATATTTGCATTGCATTTGTTTGAAACCTTTGATTTTATTTTTTTCTTTGCGATCTTTCATTTCTTAATTTATTCCAATAAGACAATATTTCTGGTTGTTTCCGGGTCGTTGAATCACTTATAATTTTTTTAGGTGATTCTGGTACTGGCTGTTCTTCAACTAATGGGGTTTGGATTTCTTGTTGTTCCGCAATTTGTTCTACGATTATCGTTTCTGTTTTTAATTTTGGTTCTTTTAATTCAAATGCGCGGTTTGCTGATATTAACAATATTATTGCTAACGGATCAAAAACTATGATTAACAATATTATCAGCCAATTAACAACCGAATCCATTTCGGAACCTGTAATTTCTGCAATGTATTTTAATGGTCCGATCTCAGCCGATACATCTGAATTAGTTCGTTTATCAAGAATTTCAAATTCAATTTTAGTTACCGAATCATTGATAACGTTTTGTTTTTGAGTCAATTCATCCATTCTGGCATTTGCATTGCTTAATTGTGTTTCGTATGCTTTGCGATTAGCCGAAGATGTTTTTCTTACCTGATTTCCTTTGCGATCCGTGTATTGTATCACATTGTTTGATAACGCAGAAGTTAGTTCCGTAATGTTGTTGGTAACGGTTTGTTTTTCTGTTGCAATTTGTTTTAACTGTTCGTCATATCTAGTTTTTTTAGATTCTAAATTGTTTATAACGGTTTCTTGATTTTGAAATTTATAAGCAGTATCCTGATATGCAGACACTAAAAATCCATATATACCTAGAGACGTAACGCACATTAAAATAAACACAGCAATCATCATGTAAATTTTAATTGATGCGTTTATTTGTTTCCAGTATCTATGCAAGTAAGATGCCGTAATCAACTTGGAAGCTTCTAATGATCCTGCAAGAACGATTACGGCAGTTGCTTGAGATGAAAACAATTTGCTTAATCCAAATACGCTGTAATATGCGGCAGAACCTGCCAATACAAATGCAGCGACAAGAACAACATACGGAAATATACGTTTCATTGTTTACTCACGGTCAATGTAGTAACGAGCAGATTCCAATTTTTTAAATGCAGTAGCTAAATTCGTTAGTGCCGAAGCTTTGTCGGTTTTGCCTTCGGTCATTGCTTTACCAACCATTTGAATAATGTTCATTGCATCTTCGATATCATCGGTAATCTTTGCTTTGTATTTGTAATACGCCATAACAATTGTGTTTTTAATTTATACTATATTATATATTATTATTTATTATAAATATATTATGATAAAATAATAGGCGTTGCGTGACAGTCAATACCTACGTTCAACAATGCCTGTTCTTTTGCCTTGGCTTCTATCTCAACATCTAGATCCGCTACACCATACGTGCACGGAAGCTGCAAAATAAAGTCGGCATGAGCCTGCTCTTTGATCTTGCTGAACTCCTTGTACATCTTGGCAAATGTCGGCCACTTCGGCAAATCATCCCAAGCAATGCTATGCTTATCGCAGATGCCTTCAATAAGCCGTTGTGCTTCGCGTCGACGAGATTCGCTGTAATGAGTGCATTGCGTAACGCCATGTCGCTCCCAGGTGCTACGAGCCATGAAGAATGCTTCTTGTTCGGATAAATCACCGGTATTGAATGTATGATGCCAATAGTCAAACGTGATAGGAATAGCCGTGTCATGATGAATCAATTCGTACAAGTCACGCACCGAATACATGGACGCCTTATCGTCATTTTCTAACACGAGACGGCTCTTAAGAGAATCGGATAATCTATCCCAATTCTTAACCCATCGTGCAGCAGTCGTAGTTTTATCGCCATAAGTAGCACCTACGTGTATGTTGATAAGATTGTCAAAGCTAGGAGCATAACCCATAAGATCAAACATCTCGCTATGACGTTCTAAACCAACAATGGAATTTTCAAGCACAACGGAGTCTGGACTACCTAAGATATGAAACGGACCAGGATGTGTAGTAAGACGATGACCATGCTCGCGTGCATAATCACCGGCAATGCGTAGATGCGAAGCAATTTCATCGATACCAGGTAAATCTTCTAATCGATAATGATTCCAACGAGGAAATATTTCGGAACCGATGCGAAACAGGCGAATACCTCGTTGTTCGTTCCATTGCAGAATAGGCAACAAGTCACGTGCATTGGCAAGTGCGATGTCGGATGCTAATTGCATACCACCAAGTTTAAACTTTCTGTCAATCATTGTGCGTCCGGTGCGGATGCCTTGTGCGCTGAGTTGCATGTTAATACAACAGTAACCGTGTCTAATCATAGGATTTTTTTATAATATAAGAAAAATTTTTTGAAATACAAAGAAATATGTTTTTTTTTATCATGTAATATTTATTTAAAAAGAAACCTAAAAGGATACAATGACACGACTAAAAAATATTTTAGCAGAAAACATGTTGCGATTTGGACCAAAGAATTTGTCTGAATCTGATATACGTAACTTACAACGTCTAATGGAAGCAACTGAAACTGCAGATATGACATCTCTAAATACTGCATTAGCTAATTTAAATTCTTTGATCAAATCGATACCAAATAGAAATAAACAAGATAAAAAATACGAATTATCTGCATATGAAAAGTATTTTGATTATGGTTATTCTTTGCAACTAGTTGTAGGTAATTGGTGGAATGATACTGCAGACAAAGGTAAAGGTCGTTGGGAAATAAATACTAATGCATTTGACACTGATTTAGGAACGACATATGTATACAGAGATCCGGATTATGATTATATGCAAGGTAAAGGTCTAGGTACATATACTAAAGGTAAATTAATTACACCTGGATTGTCTATTGCATTATTTAAAAGTAACGTTGGTGCTGGGGGTGTTACAACAGATTTCAAAACAGGAGTATATGCTCCAGAACAATCTAACCCTAATGTCACAAAACATAGATTCATGGGTCAAAATAATATTGAAAAACACGTTGAAGATTTATTAGAAGCGGCTACTTACGTAAATAAAAAAGATTATTCGACTGCAGTTGATATGATTAATAATCAAATTAAACCAGCTTTAAATACCGTAGCTACCGAAATTGATAATTTTTTAGCAACATGGCCGTTAGGTAAACAAGGTGAATTAACATGGTCATCATCTGGATATACTTTAACATTTTCCGATCCAACTGAATCCGAAAGTGGTGCGGAAACTACTGCTAATCAATCTCCTAGATAAGTATCTGGTAAATTTATAAAAATACTAGGATTAATTTTTTTGTTATTTTGACATAAAGAATAATCTAAACTAATATAATACGTTTCTTTGTGTTTTAAAAATAAATTGAATCTGTTTTTTATTACGATTCTTTCTAATTCCGCAATGTGATATTCATTGTAATCTGCTTTGTAGAAAATTTTATATTTCGCATTGTTGAATTCGGATAAATGATTTAGTAATAATGAATCTAAAGAAACAGTTGAGATTTCAATTGATTGAATTTTTTTCTGATTGTTATATATTCGAGTACTACCCGTAATCGTGATATTAGAAATTTCAGGATATTTATCAATGAATTTTTTTCTTGATGCAGTATCTCTGATATACTGAGTTAAAACAAATCCATACTCATTTGCTTCAAATTGTGCATTTGTAAACGTTGATATTGTTAATGCAAAAATAACTCCTAACTTTTTCATAACGGTAAATTTTAAATGAATAACTCTCTTATTTATACTATTAATATAAGAAAATTATTTCGTATATCCAAATACATGTTTTTTTTTGTTAAGCAATATTTATTTTAAAGAAACCTAAAAGGAATATACATGAAAAACATTTTAGCAGAAAATATGCTTAGATTCGGCCCGAAGAACTTGTCTGAATCGGATAGAATAAATTTGCAACGATTAATGGAAGCAGAAATAATTAAGAAACCAACTTGGATCCAAGGATACCGAACATCTGATTTGCTTAAGACTGCAACAAGCCCAACTAGAATGGGCAACGACCCATTGGCGCCTGATGTATTGTATATGTATCTTACTCAAAGTAGTATAGCTAGCAGTACATCAAATTCAACTAAATATGCATTTGAAAAGGATAAATTTGTTGCACAAATAAATTTTGGCAATAAAACTGGTAAAATGTTTTTTGCTGGAATTCCTGGTACTTTATCGTCAGCTACTGGAAAATGGGTATTTACTCCAGGAACTTTATTAAAACTATATACATTTTCTAGTACTGGATTTGTAACTACTTCGGATGTAGATGGAGATGATGGATTAGTTAACGACTTAGTTGAATACGCCGGAAGTACTCAAAATGGCATTGTCACCGCTGTCGCAGTTTGTCAAGCTATCGCCGGTGTAGGCCAAACGGGTATAAAATCTTATTGGGAAACGGTAAAAACGATTGTTAATATGTTGGCAGATATGCAGTTAACTACAGCAATTACCGATGATGATAAATCTACAGTAGCTAGTAGAGCTAGTAGAGAACTAGGCAGTACTTTTAGTTTTGTCTAACAGTTTTTAAAAACATTTAAATTTAGATATAAAAATAAAAGGCTATGATAAAACATAGCCTTTTTTACTGATTATAACTTTATGTTTTAATAATCAAAAAAAGAATCTGCAATACTTCCTAAGTTGTTATACGGATCGGATCTTGGTGTTACTACATCGCCGTATACAATTGAAATAAATCTTAAACAATTTTTACGTTCTACATCTGTTTTGTAATATACATTTAAAAATTCTCTATCTTCCGTGCATTTATAAACTATATCAAAAGTATTAGTATCATAAACTCCAACATGTTTTGTTATCCATTTATAAAATGTCATGTCTAAATTTTCCAAATTGGGATTATATCTAAAACAAGTAATATGTAAGCCTGCAATCCGTGGGTTTGCTTCAATATATTTGAATTTCGTCAAACTATCCGTAAACAATGTTTCTAACAAGCCTCTTACCAAAGGAGCATCAGTATCTCCGTATTTAACTGTTGTCAATGATTGCGCATTAACAATTGAAGAAAATGCAATTGTAACGA